TTTGGTGACCATGCATTCGGTAACGCAGATCATGTTTCACGTGAAACAATATCAAGGACAAGAGGACACAACATGCCAGAAATACTATCAATAGTAATACAGGAGTACATCACTTATACGTTGCTGACAATAGTAGATACCATGCTACCCGATCAACATGATAGTAGCTATCATGTTAAAATCAAGAACGGCGTCTGGTACTATGGTCATTGCGATACGGTGGAGTTAAGTCAAGAGCATATACGCCATATACAGGATCACCTCCAAAAGGAGCAAGCCAAATGATTATAGATATTAAGAAAATAGAAATGATTACTTATACCAAGGTAACTATGAGATATAAGAACGGTAGAATGGATTTCATAGGAACATATGTATTTAGAATCATTAATAATACATATCGTACCGAGTATGATTATACGTCCTTGGTTGACTGGATAGAGCCACATTGTAGGGCATACTGTTTTTTAAACAACATACACTAAAAAATCCTACTACAAGAGGTTTAAAATAAGTCATGGATATAATTAGATATTTTAAAATCACAAAAAATGATATAGATAGGATAAGGGGTACCCCAGTGTGGCACTAAAATGTGAAAGGCCCCCTCGATTTGCTTGACGCATTGCGTCATGGTGGACGAAAGGGGTCCCCACCTCAATATATTTCTGAAAAATCAGGTTCAAATAAGTATGTATAACTCATATATTAACCTACCAATTCGATTTCATCTCACTCATCTCCACACCATCATTAGTGAACCCACAAGGTTCAAAATCAGGAATTCTTTTTTGGGAGACTCTTCTACAATGTCGCCAACCTCTATTACTTCCTACGATATAGAAATGGTGATTTTCGAATTTTTCAAAGATACCTAGTTGTGTTGCATCCTCAAGTTTGAAATCAGACCAATGAGCAACTACCACCAGCTTACCTACCAGCTTACTATAATCGTAACTCATATATTAACCTCCCTATAATATAAATGAAAACCCCCTCCAAGGTTCAGAAGGGGGTCAACGGATGGAAAAACTTATAGATAAACGTTAGCATAAATTTATGCGTTTGTCAACCTTTATTTAGCCCTGAACATTGTTTACTTGACAAAACTATAGAAATAGTGTATGGTGAGTATAGATTTAACCTATACTGGAGGACAACATGGCTGGATTTCTGGACACACCTGTTAGACAGAAAGTGGCGTATTGTGACAACCCTGGTACTGTGACACTCTGGGTCGAAGACTACGAGATTACAATGGTTAAGGAGTTGGCAGTGAAGATATTGGAGGATCTGCCACAGGCAATCAAGGACTGTATGAATTTTATGGAGGTTGAATGAGGTATTGCAATCATTGTTCGAAGTCAAGGGAGGATGAGTTCAAAGGAGTACACTATATGTGCTGCGATGCGTACACCATTATTATTGAGGATTACGATTACTTCGTGACCCCTGATGGTGATGCTAAACGATTGTACAAAGCTCCAGCATGGTGCGAAGAATCTGATGAGGTGAATGAATGACTCAATCAACTATGATTACTGGTGCTGAACTTCCTGAGATATATTACGATCAAGCCGGGACTCTCGACACTTTCAGGGGAACCACTTTGGATGGGTTGGTAAAAATCCATGTGTGGGATATGGCACCTATATGTAGAAAAAAGAAATGTCCGGTACACAAACGGTGTTCTCTCAGTGGGGATGAGACTTGTTCTGCTCAGATGAATTTTGTTATCAGTTCTATCAAAACGATATTTGAAAACTTTGGTAGTTTGATTGACGAGCCCAAGTTGTTTCGGGTGGGTGTCCACGCTGCTCCTCTGTATGGTCAATTATTCCGGTGTCTTATTGAGGAGGCTGGTTATGATTCCATTATGCTGGAAGATAATAATGGTAAGAAATACATCAATCCTGCAAGCAAAGAGATACAAGCACTCATCAGATCTATAGAAGCTTGTTGGAAGTCTCTGGGAATTGGGGATCTGATTGTAGAAACAGGACTTAGTTTGTAATGGCTAAAATAAAACGTGTTAAAAAAATGGCGGTTGGTCAGAAGATGAATTCTGAACCGATTGTCAATGGTGTTCTTAAATCTAAAGGCACCGCAGAGTACCGTGATGGTGGAGAGGGATTTATCAAATGGTGTGAGGATAATGTCAGGATTCCTTTGATACCTCCAGGGCATGATGTTTCTGTCTGGACCTCTATGGGGGATCTCCCAAAGGAGAAGTCTCCTGAAACCGGAAGATCCTATCAGGACTTCTGGGATGAACAGAAAGATGTTGTTCTTGAAGCTCTGAGAATGGTTAAAGGTAAATTCGTTTACAATCAGATCATTCTCTGTTGGCCGCGTGGTGATGGTAAATCCTTCCTTGCTGTTCTTATCCAACTCTGGAAATTCTTCAACTGGCCCAATCAAAAAATAACTCTTGGGGCCAATTCAAAAGATCAAACAAAATTCGTGCATTACGAAATCATGAGAGACATTATCCTGAACTCGCCAAAGCTTCTTGATGTCATTGGTGAAAAGAATGTTCAGGAAAAAGAGATTCGGCTGCTGGATCATAAGAACCATATTGAATCTTTTATTAAAGCTCTCTCTACTGCTTCTGGTATCGTGTCAAATATTACCGGATACACCTTCTCCGAAATATTCGATATGAAGAATCCTAAGTTCTATTCTCAGTTGCATGGGTCCATTCGTAACATGGTCAATGCTCTTGGGGTTATTGATTCCACTGTTTCTGACAAAGGCCACATTCTGTATCAGATCTACTCTAATAAGATGGCTGGTAAGAAGGGGGTGGAACGGACGTTCTTTTCATATCGTTATAGTCGTACTGGTGATCCAAATGATTATTGGCATCCAAATATGACGGAGCAGCAGCTTGAGGGTTACAGGACCACCTTCCCGTTTGGTGAATTTGAAAGATACTTCCTGAACATGTGGGATGCCGGTATCAACATTGTGTTCAGTCCTGAGATGATCAGAGAGATGAGTATCGCTGGTGCTGATGGGGGACTTCTCAATCACTCTAAAATACAGGAGGTAATACAGAAGAAAGATCACCTCATACAAGTTTATGCTGATCTTAATAAAAAGCAACTGTATCCTGATGATCAACAAAAAAAGCTTGCTGCTGTGGATGCAAGGCTCTCACCAATGGAAACCATCTACAGTCTTGTGGATAGTTCTGGTAAGAATTGTATGGCATCCATGAGTGATTTAAATAATCTTGGTGATATTTTCGATACTGATTTCGCTTTGATGGGTGGACTCGATCTCGGTGATCCATATGCATCAAGGGGTCTTGCCCGTTCTATAGTTACAGTAGTAGCTAAAGGTATGGAGAATAGTAGGTCATCTCCTTATGTGTACACAGGTGAAGATGTCAACCCCAAGTTCCTGTATTTTCTATTGGGATTGTTTAATGTTGAGTCTCATTCCATTAGTGATGTGAAAGATATACTGGACGAAGCTCACGAAGAGTTTGATGGTCTGGATTCCCTTTGCTCAGAACGTTACGGTGCCTGGGATATGGATAAATGGTCTGAGGAACGTGATATAAGGTTTGAACCAATCTTTCCTAACTATGAAAGACAGAGAGCGGCTATGAAAGAACTGTGGCTTGCTCTTAATAATGGTAGATTCAAAGCACCACAGCTTGCTGTGCCTGGAAGTAAGACCGGGAACATACTTACAGAAGAGTTCGGCATCTTTGATCATGATTTGGACAAGAAATGGTTTGGTAGTCGTGAGAAATTTGAGAAGTATGGTACTCAAGATGATGGTGTGTTCTCTTTAATGTGGAATTTGTACGGTGGACGTGCATTTAGCATAGATGACTTCCGTATTCGTAAAAAAACCATTCTCTTTGGACAATTTTACCATAATAACAGTAATTTGGGAAAGTATTAAACCACTGAAATTGTACTGTTTATACTCGTTTTTATGAGTATTGCATACAAAATATGTAAAAAAATCAGTGCTTTATGTCATTTTTTACTTGACTTTTTCTGTATTTGTGGTATATATAGATAGTTTCTATGATAATTATCGATAAATTCTATAGGATTTTTTATGTCTGAAAAGACCTTTGAAGAAGCTAAAGAGTTCTTTATGGCGCTTCCTGATGACGAGATGGTGCAGTTTGCCATGCCTTGGCAGCATGATGCTCCTGAAGACAAAGATGCAGATGGTTTTGACAACCAATGTGGGGTAGATCGGAGAACTGTCGATGTTTTACAGGCAGAATGTTGGGAAAAACTACACTCCAACCCCCAAGTCAATACCAATATCAGAGGGGTTGCTGGTAGACTTACTGGTTGGGGTTTCGAGACAACTTCCAGTATATTTGAAATAAGAGAGGCGATTCGGGAGATTGAACTTGACCCTAGAAATCGTCTTTATCATTTTTGGCCTAAATATGTGGCCAGATTGTACACAGAAGGTGAATTATTCCTCATCTTGACTATCCATACTGATGGTTTCGTTGAGATTGATTTTTTAGATCCAAGCACACTCGCTTCTGATAGCGAAGACTCTTCTGGCATCATTTTCCACCCAAGAAAAACCACGATGCCTTTGTATTACACTCTGAAAGACTGTACTAACGAAAAAATTGAACAAATCCCTTCAATCTACGTCGCAAGATACCCCGAACTACAAAAAATTGCTGCTAAAGACAAAAATTTCGACACAAGCCTTCAAAGTACAAATAGAAAATTCAGTAAGTCCCTTGGGGGGTACGATAGATTTGTAATTTCCACAGATAAGGGGTTTGTGACCAAAAGAGCCACATCTTATCTCAGAACGATACTCCAATGGGTTAACTACTATGAGAATTTAAAAAAGTACGAGATAGATCATAAAAAATCATCTGGTGCTTACGTCTGGGTAATTACCATAGAAGACCCCAAAGCTTTTAAACTTTGGCTTTCTCTTTCCGATGAGGACAGACGTAAAACAGGCATTCTTTCAAAGAAAACCCCAGGATCTACTTTGGTACTGCCCCCAGGCATGAGCATTGCAGCTACCAATCCATCTCTGACTCAGATCAAAGATCAGGATACGGATATTTTACAAATGGTGTCTTCGGGACTCAATGAGCCAAATGATGTCATGACAGGAACATCTGGGGGAAGCTTCTCTTCTGTTAAGGCTACCAGAGGACCAATGGCTGATCGTATTTCAGATGAGGTTTCTTTCTTTGAGAAATTCCTGCTCTATGATTTCTGGGGATCTATATTTTTCCTTAAATCAGCAGTTAGTAAATTCCCTTCTACATTCAAACGTAAGGAAGCTGTTGATTTTGATAACAAAAAAGAACCAGTATTTAAGAAGGTTGCCCGGAAGCCTGAAGAGTTAGTCGACATATCCTTTCCTATATCAGAAGCCACTGAGTATGAGTCTATTGCAAGGGCACTTCTTGGTGTGAAACATGGCCCTGTTGCAGAGACTCTTGGAATTGAGAATGCTGAGATTGCTAAGAAATTAGGATTCGGTGGGTATGGTGTTCATCGTTTGAAGAAAGCTACTGAGGACGAACTCTACCCAGAACTTATATATAATATAGATGCTGAATCCCAACAAGAAAATGCCGAAGGCAATTTAAACGAAAGTCGTTCCACTCAACCAAAGCCTTCTAATAATAAAAAGGAACCAACCAATGTCAAAAAAGATTCCTAAGAATGCATTGAGTTTCATCGACCCGGAGCAAAGTGTCGAAGTTTTTTCTGATGAGGAAGACGGTCCTAAGAAAATGAAAATGACCGCTTATAGTGGTGGTGTTATAAAAAACCATTTTTATTGGGGCAATCTCGCCATTAGTTTGGATGGATTGAAATTTGCACAAAAGAAAACTCCTATTTTAGCTCAACACAATATTGATCGTAAAATAGGTTTTGCAGAGGGTCTGCAAAAAGATAATGAAACTGGCCTTACTGTGAATGAAGATAAAACAACTTTTCTTGAAACAAAAGATGCTCAGGAATTCATAGATAATTCTGAAAAAGGATTCCCTTACCAAGCATCTATTTATGCTAAACCGAGTAAAATCAAACGTCTTGGAGAAGGCGAAGAACACGAAGTCAATGGGTACACTCTGAAGGGACCAGACGCTACCGTATGGCTTGAAAGTGAACTCAAAGAAGTAAGTGTTGTAGTTTTTGGCTACGACTCTAATACATCGTCTAAGGTGTTTGCAGATGGCGAGATGGAGGATCTGTTCATCGAAGACATTACCACAAAGAAAGAACAAGAGGAGGTGACATTATCCATGGATCTTAAAGAACTTAAAGAAAAACATCCCGAACTGGTAAAACAGCTTAGTGATGAAGTCTCTGATCAGGTTAAAGCCAAGTTTGAGGAAAAAGAAGAAGTTGCGACCACCAAACTTACTGAGATGGAAGAAAAAGTAAAAGAAATGGGCAAAACTCTGCTTTCCTACGAAAAACTTGAGGCTAAACGTGTAGAGATGGATCGCAAGAATGAGGCTGATTCCATTTGGGGAACTAAATTGTCCGATAGCTCTATTCCTACTTACCTTTATGATAAGGTTCGCAAGCATGTCAAATTTGCGGAATTTGTCAAAGAAGATAAACTGGATGTCGAGTCTTTTTCTGCGGCTATCGATGCTGAGATTAAGGATTGGGAAAAATTTGAACTCGAAACTAAAGTTAAAGGTGGGGCGACTTCGACCGAACGTAAAGCCGCTGATTCCACTAAATTTGATGATGACGGTGCTGCCGATACTCTGTTGGCAATCGTCGGTCAGCTTGAAAAGTAAGGAGGTGATTTTACATGGGTAGAGATATTCCGAGTATCTTATATGGATCTCAAAGTGATTACAAAACGCTGTTTTACAGCGAGCCAGAAGCGGCTTTACAGGTGCCGATCACCATATCTGCCGGTTGGGGAGTTCTGCAGATGGGGACAGCCCTTTCTAAGAATGATTCTGCGGCTGGTAATGTAGGCAAGTATCTTCCGTATGATCCGACTGCCACGGTTACTGGTGCTGAGAAAGCTCCTGGCAGGGCATCACTGGTGCAGGACTCAGGTACTACTGCTACCATCCTGTACACTACGATTAGCGATAGTTACAAGTTTGTTGTTGGTGATGACATTATCATCGGTGACGATACTACGACTTACGAGAATCTTGGTGCTATTACGGCTATTGACAGAACCACTTACCCACAGATGGCAGCTATCACTGTTACCACTGCAACGGGTGGAACCAGCTTCACCACTGCTCGTTTCGCTTACATAACTTGTGAAGGTTATGACACTTGTGATGGTATTTTGCTGAAGTCTGTCGATACTGGTACTGGTGTTAACGCTAAAGGCGCGGGCGCAAGTATGTTGGTTTCTAATGCGATTCTCTATAATGGTATGCTTACCAATGTAGATTCCAATGCCAGAACTGATCTGTCGGCTACGGTTGTCGGTCAATTGCTGGTGATTAAATAAGAAGGAGGTGATTTGATATGCCAAGAGGTTTAGGAGATATTCCAGAATTACGATTGGAAGTTCTTTCCAAATTCGTTACTAAGTTTACCGCTGATCCTGGTCTGATGCTGATGAACATGTTTCCGTCTTCTGATTCCCCATCCAGCACTATTAAGTGGGAGAGTCATGTTGGATCAAGAGGCATGGTTCCGTTCAAGAGTCCTGGTGACAAGACTCATGTGACGCATCCATTAGGAGTAGCCCAGAACAGCGCGGAAGCGGCTTTCTGGGGAGAAAAAGAGTATTTTGATGAGGAATTCCTCAACAACTTACGTAAAGAAGGCACCGAGTCTCAGTATCTTTCTGCGCAGCAACGTTTGGCGCGGGAATTGAATTCTCTGATTATTCGGGCCAATCGTCGGCGTGAGTGGATGTTCGCCAAAATGATGGTGGACGGTTCTATCACTTACAGCGTCACTGGCGGGTTAAAATTTACTGTTGATTATGATATTCCTACGGCTAATAAGGTTACTCTGACCACAGATTACAAGTGGCAGAATGGAACCAGCCGGGATATTATGGGTGATATCATCACCGGTAAGCGTGTGATTTCTGACGCTAACGGTGGGGCTGTTACTAAGGCTATTTGTAATAGTCAAGTTCTTCAGTATATGGCAGAAGATCCAAGCATCCTGACTTTACTTCAGAAGACTACTTTCGGTGAAGGTGATCTTTTCAAGAGTAATCGGAACGGTCTGGTTGGAGTCAATCCAAACATCATCGGTAGTTTGCTGAACATTCCCGAATTGATCATCTATGATGAGAAATATGAAGTTCGTCAGTATCTTACTGCGGTTGTTACTGCTGATTCCACTACTAGTATTTCTGTAGGAAACGCGGCTGATTTTGAGGCTGGAGGAACTCTGAAATTCCACGATGTTTCTGCTGGAACTACGGAGACTGAGACTATTTCCAGTGTAGATGTTGAAGCTGGAACTATCACAGTATCTACCGCCCCAAGTACGTCTTACAAAGCTGGTGAGGATTATGTGTCTATGACCAAATCCTACATCCCTGATGACAAGTTCATCATGGTTGCCCCGACTGTAGAAGGTCAAGGCATTGCTGAGTATAAACGCGCCCCTTATGGTCTTAACCGTGGTTACGGTATGAGGGCTGACAGAAAAGAAGAGTGGGACCCAGAAGGAGTTTGGATTCGTGTACAAGATAAAGGATTGCCAGTATTGTACCAGAGAGACGCAATTTATATCTTGGATGTTAACTAAAAAAGGGGGTGAATTATGAAGACTAAAGGTCTACCACTTCCTTATGTAGAAGCTAATAAACAGCAAGCCTCTTATATTATGGCACCGCTTACGTATTCTAAGAGCGGTGAGTTTACCACTAATATATCCGGCTTACCTATTGGCGCATTGAGAAATGGTGCGCGTATTTCCGATCTGTGGCTGTCTTGTCAAGAGTCAGGCAAAGATGACACCAACACGTTGAGTTTCACTGCTGATGTGCTTATCAACGGCACCTCTGCTCTGGATACCCAACCTGTCATCGCTCACGTAAGTGGGGAAGCTTCTCAGGCTAAGACTTCTCGGATTACAGGAGATACCGGTATTACTCAGGCTGTCATGGATGAGGATAACAATCTTGGTAGTGTTGGAGACACCATTACTATAGATTTAACTCTCACCCGAACTGCTTCGCCAACCACTGAAATTAAACACCCAACTGTGGTTGTTGAGTTTGAACCAGTTAAATAAAGGAGATTCAATCAATGGATATTGAAAAAATCAGAGTTAATGTAACATTACAAGCGGGTAAACAGGTGTGGGTGGCTGGCGAAGTTGTCAATAAGCCCATTCCTGCCCCGCTTATGACTGACATCAGAGAAGGTGCTGTAGATCAACATGGGCATCCAACAATTACTATTCTGGAACGAAGCAGGATAGTGGAACCTGATGAGGAAGAAGAAGAGGAAGATGTGGTTCCAGAATTTGTGGAACCTGTCGCCAAGGCGGTTAAAAAGAAACCTGGACCTCGCGCAAGGAAGAAAAAATGACAACCCAAGCTGAAATGATCACTACGGTTGAGCAAGAGTTGAAAGGTCTTTCAGAATATCTTGAAACCGTAGATTACACTAATGCGGCTACTGATGCTGCTAATGATACCGGATGGGCTTTTCCTGTATCAGCCGGGTTTCAGACTTATTGGCAAAAGCAGAGGCTTAAACGACATCTCTACGAGTATCTGAGATCTGAATCTGCTCATAAGTACAAAGTAAAAGTTTTCTCTCTTAATCAACGTTTCGAACACTACATGGAACTGATTAAGGAAATGGATCAGAAGTTTGCTGATATTCAAGAGTCTGAGCCACAAGAATTTGCAAGTGTTGATTCTTATAAGTTGTTCGGAACGAATGTCAATGCTGGATTCCAATATGATGGTGTGGGTAATGATACTACGTATGATTCGGATAACCAAGTCAACTTTGATCCTGGTGAGAATGCTTAACCTAAGATTGTTTTTGTTTAAAAAGGGTGTTCTAAGATATGTCTCTGGCAACTGATATAAAAGAAGTCTATACAGAGTTGGGAGCATCCATAACAATCATTAGAGATAATGGAAATATCTCTGGTGAATACATAATGTATGAAAGAAATGCGCAAGCAACAAAACCTTTTATTAGAGAGTATTTCCTTGAAGCAGATTTTCCTTACGACAGTTCTGCTGTTACAGGAGATGTTATTGAGATAGATACTACTGATTCACTTTACATGTTGATGAATAAGAGTCCTGATATCTTTGAAAACAGCATTGTAGAACATGGTAGTGTTTTGTACAAAGTAAATACATCGGGCGAAGTTTGGCGACCTTCGGGAGAGACTCGAAATCCCCAGACTTACAAGATGGAACTTAATTGGGAGTCAGTAAAGTCAAATGCTTATGCTTTACTTACCGAACCAGAATTTGGTGAGGAACTTTCCTTAGAAGACGAGAAACCTTCTATCGGATGGCTTCCAGATAAGAAGAAAGAATTATTCATTCCTGCATCTTACGGGGTAAAAGAACTTGATAGAATTGAACCCACATCTGGTGAGTTTTACATGGTTGAATCTGTCAAACCGAGAAGATACCCCGATATCGATCTCTGTATCTTAGGAGAAGATACACGCTAACATAAGAAACATGAGGTTTCTTACTAACAATCCTTAAAGGAATAAAAATGAAACCAAGAATATTGTTTATTGGCGAACATCCGTTCGGCAGCACCGGAAATTCGAATATGATGAGATCTGTTATAGGTAAAATAGATCTTGATTTGTTTGATATATCTGTAATGCCTGTTGGTGGTTCGTTTCCAACAGCAGAGTCCATGTTGTTCCATAATCAGCCATTCCCAATTGCTGATTTTAGAGATCAGTCGGATCAATGGTGTTCTAGGTATATCACTCCTATAATTAGCTCCATCGATTTCAATATACTTTTCATGGTGGGTATTGATCTCTGGAGATACTCCGAACTGTTCCCAAAAATAGCCGATATCCGTGACCAAAGAGGTTTCAAGTGGACTTGGCTTTTTCCTTACGAATTACAATTCAAACATCCCGATTATATAGAATGGGCTAACTCCATAGACTACCCTCTCGTTTACTCTGAGTACGGATATGATATGCTAAAAGATAGTGTTGAGAATATTCAATATTTTCGACCACCTATGGCTTATTATGATATCTGGAAACCTATGTCCCGAAAAGAGAAAATTAGTTTTCAGACTAAAACCTATCAACGTGATATGAAGAACACCTTTATATTTGGGTATGTTGGTGGAAATCAAGTTCGAAAAGATCCTCAAAAATTAATCAAAGCATTCGCTCAAGTACATAAACAAAATCCAGATACACTCTTATACATGCATACTGACATGAGATCAACTTACAATTTACCTCAATACCAGTATGAGTGTGGTCTGCCAGAAGAAGCAGTGAAATATAAAAATCCGAATCAACATTATACTCAAAAAATGATGAGGGATATTTACTGTTCTTTTGATGCCATGGTTCTCCCATCTATCCAAGAAGGATTATCATGGACTCCATTAGAAGCGATGCTTTGCGGTGTTCCTGTTATTGCTACAGATTCTACTTCGCATAAAGAGATTCTTAGTGATTGTGGAATTCTAATTCCATGTGAGATTCCATCTTATTTAGAGATAAAAACCAAAACTGGTCACAGCCAGATTGATACTTTCTCCTGTTCGGCAACTGACCTTGCTGTTTCTATGAAATCTTTGATAAGAAACAAAGATCTCAGGAATTCTATGATTGAGTCCGGGAGAAAAAAAGCTCTTAAATGGTTAGAAGGAGTTTCCAGCCCAGGTAAATTAGTGGACTCAATTCGTGCTGATGCTGTGAAAGAACAAACCGTGTCCACAGAACGTACCAAAAAAGATGCTGTCCTTTTCGCTCAGTATGGCTCTGGTGGTGATGTTCTGATGTCTACTCAATGCTTCAAAGGTATAAAAGAAAAGCATAAGGGTATGGAACTCCATTACATGACTCAAAAATCTTTCATGGGAATTGTAGAAAACAATCCTTATATTGATAAATTAGTTGAGTGGGATGAAGAAGAAATAAGAATGTACCCATTAGTCTACAATCCACACAGAGAGAAGATTCTTCCGGGTGGATGGAATAATCTCGATGTCACTCTCCACAGCATGTATCCTTATTTTAGTGGTGTTGAAGCTGATGAAATCCATATTGATACAAAGAAAGTTGAGGGGTTTGATTTTGATGATTATGTAGTCATAAACACAGGTGGAGCATCTATGTATAGAAAATACATCCACATGGATAAAGTTTTCTATGATTTTGATAAAGTTATTGTCTTAGTTGGGGGTCCATCTGACCCAGGTATTGATCTTGATAATGTTATTGATTTGAGGGGGAAATTAACTTACGCTGAATCTGCATGGGTGGTTAAAAATGCAAAGGCTTGTATTGCTGTTGATAGTTTTGTGGCTCACCTTGCTGGAGCAGTGGGGACTCCTTCTGTTATTCTTTTTGGTCCTGCGCCTGCTCGCGTAACTCAGCCACGTTTTCAAAAAGACCCGGATAGGGTTTACAACGAAGATAATTATGGGTTTCTGATGGAACCTGATATGTTGGAGGTTTGTAACATCATTTCACATTGCTGGAGTACCCCCGTTCCTGGCAAACAAAGATGTGTAGCCCCCTGCATCAATACAATCAATCCTTTAGAGATTCGTGACAATTTGAATCTTATTTTGGGAGATGAATCATGATCGATCAATTAATAGCCGAGTTTTCCAAACCGATTCGTCCTTGCGAGATGGGTGATTCTGGTGAATACAAGGGCAAAGGTTGCGGTGATTGTTATAGAAAATATGTTACGTTTAGAGGAGATGGATCTGTTCATATAGGATACGACTGTGATTCTTTTGACAGAAGATGTCCTAATTTTGCAGAAAAAATATCTTTGGAGGAACATGTAATTCATTTTGGTCCAAGAAAAATTGTCGTGGAGACAACAGTTGATTTAGATAAATATGGGCTATCTAATGCAGAGATTAAAAGAATGATCCAATCAGGAGAACTGAAATGATAGTTAACATGAAATGTTTGAATGAAGAGAAAAATGTTGAACTGGTTGTCGGAGATATTCATGATGAACCATGGGTGGACCGAATAATCGTAATTGACGGAGGATCAACTGATTCGACCGTGGACGAGCTTAAAAGATTTGATAAGGTTGAGGTATTCATCCACAAGTGGTACGACACCTACCCGGACATGGAAGTCTGTCAGAGCAATGTTCAGATGTCTTACGTGCCTGTGGGAGAAACTTATTTCATTTTAGATTTTGATGAAAGATGTTCCGATAAATTAAAAGAACTTCTTAATCAGGTTGATCAGAAAGGAATGCCTGTTGTTGATGGAAAACAAGTTGATACGGTTTCCTTATCCAGAGTATCTTTCGATCTCATGCGATACCCCAACAGCCCTTTTGCCATGAAAGACAAAGATGGTTGGTGGACAATCGCAAATCAAATAGGTGGTTATCCTGATTTTCAATTGAGGATTATTAAACGTAAATTGGGTATGCATTGGATGAATAGTCCTCATCATATGTTGTTTGGACACAATACCCTTTTCACCGGAGTTAATCTTACTGCTGATATTATTCACTATCACGGTAAAGAGGATTTGAGAGATCGAGTTTTGATAGAAAGAAAATGGGCTAAAGCACAAATACAAAGGAAAAGGCTTGGTTTAAAAGCAGATAAATTTGAAGCAACCTTAACCCCAACCATGTTTGAATGTGCAAGGGAATATGAGGCTAAAAATGGATAAACAATTGTGGGTATGCAAAATGTGTGGCAGAGGGATGCTCGTTAACGAAGAACCTAAATACTGTTATGCTGACAGAATGGATTCAGTTGAGCAGATTAGTTTTGATGACTCAGTTAAGATGGGTCTTTTTGGTGGGCTACTTTCCGATGAAGAGTTTCGAACAGCTTTGTTCAGGGATTTAGAAAATGATGATTTCTTCCCAGAATTTAAAGGAGATGTCAAATTCAATCCCTCAACCGGAAAGAAATTATCCATAGACGGTGAATTTACTAAGTTACATGATTGGCAAAGAATGGTAATGAATGCGGTTATCTCAAAGAGAGAAAAAAATGACGAATAATCAATCAATAAAAAAGATGTTGGTAGAAGCAACTAAAGTCAATGGGGCTGTCTCGACTACTGAATTAGCTGGAATTGTTTTGACAGCAGCCAAAGAGATGAAGTCACAGAACATGGGTATCGCTGTTGATTTTGGATCTCATGCTGGCAGATCTTCCATGGCAGGGGTGCTTGGGCTGTCGAGCCATCTTGAAGTTGTTGATTTCTTTATGGTTGATTTGCTTTATGATCTGACGAATCCAGAATGGGAAAATACAACCCAAAAGCACACAGATAATATCCCTTGGGGTTATGCTAAAGCTAAAGGGTTCATTGAGACTGTTTACAACAGAGTTGAAAAATACAGAGGTAATTTCGATATCTTTCTGATGGGGAAATCTTCTCTTCAGTTTCTCAGGGGACTTAAAACATCGAATACCCGTTACAATTATGTCTTTATTGATTCTGATGATCACCAGGAAGAATTGGTGATGGAAGAAGTTAAAGAATTGGAAGACAAAATGAACCAAGGTGGTTTGATTTTCTTTCATGATTTCAGGAACCAATACATTGGTCCCCAGAAGGCTTATGTGTATCTTCGTAACACAGGTAAATACGAAGAAGTTTTAATAGATTGGGAAGCTGCTAAGAAATTGGCTATTGAATCCGGCACAGTGGAAGATCCAAATTCATGGCACATGCCTGGAGTGGAGTTCCCCTGTTTTGTTGGGTGTTTAAGGAGAATCTAATGAGTGAAACAATCAGCATAGTGATAAATGTGGACACCAGACCCGGATGGGATCAGGATCTATCCCAACAGTCTACTATGATGAACGGAACCAGGTCTTTTGATTTCATGTCAGAGGGTGTTCGAAATAAAGTAAAAGCATTTAAAGATTTTGAAACTGAAGTTACATTATTCGTGGATGTACATGAACCTTTAACTCAGGAAGCCATGTTCGTTCTTGATCATATGATGAATGTGGAAAAGATTTTAGATAATCTGGTAATCAACAGGCACAATGAGGGTTTCTTGGGACAGGATTACTTTCCTAAGTTTAACGATCTTAATTTCCTCAATGCGATGATAATGTCCAGAGGAAAGTATCTTGTTCATTTTGATGGTGATATGAACATCTTTCTGCCTAACTCAGACTTCATCAAAAAACATTTAAAGATGTTAGATGATGGAACTTATGATTACATATCATACCCATCCCCATGGAGTCCCGATGCTGTTCATGATCCTGATTTTCAAGATTATATGTGGGCGTCTACAAGGTTCTTTATGTGCAAAAGATCTATAATTGATTACTCTGAAATCCTCGCTTGTCTTGTAGATTCAGATTATATGTACGATAAATATGGAGACAAGAAACGCAGATGTCCTTGGTTGGAACATGTTCTTGGAATCATGGCTGGAAAAGGTAGAGTGTTCTACCCCCCTTTCGATGCTGCTGAAGCTCTCATCTTTTCATGGTCACGATATATGTCAGGCACTCTGAGCAAACTAAATGCTGTTACTTACGCACAGGTACTTGCATTTGTTACTCAGAATGGTGGAGTTCAATATCCGTGCGATGTGAGGTGTTCATGAAACAGCAAAAAGGTTTACTACAGGACGAAGACACACTGTTTATCAATGCTGTAAATCAATTAGCAGAGGAGTATGGTTTCACTGTTTGTTGGGAAAAAACAGACATGGAGAATAGAATTCTTGAGCTTGATTGTGGTGGGGATAGTGCAATAATCAGTCGGTTTCTCATCGAGATGACCGAAAAACTTGGTTACTTACTGGAGGATTAAATGAAAATCGCTTTTACGGGAAATGTCTTCCCAATGCGAAAAGACATGGCATACGGTGGTGAAAGAATCTTATATTATCTGGCTAAAGAACTTGCTAAAAAACACGATGTTTATGTTTTCGCAAGAGAAGGTTCCAATTTTAATGGAACTAAAATAAAAGATTACATTCCGGTTCCGGCACTAAGAGGAGACTCTGATGTTCATTATCACGAAGTTCACAACTATCTCAAGGATAATCCTTCAACTAACTTTGACATATACCAATGTAATTATTTTGGTGATGGATGGGATCTCAACATTCTTAGAAGGTTCCCATATGCTGAGTTAACTTGGTGTGCATGGTGCCATATAGGGCATCAATTAAAACACCGTCCG